TTTCATTAAAAAGAACATAATGAAGAAGGAAAGCAATAATAGTTGTACTTTTTCCTGTTTGTCTAGGCATCTTACAAATGACAAAACGATTATCATTGAACTTATGTACCATATCTTTTTGATAATCGTACATTTCAAATGACACAAGGCCGCGGTCAACATGAATAATTTTGACAAAATTGCGTATGAAGTGTTCAGAATCTTCCTTACAGAGCATGTATTCAGTAAGGTTTTCTTCTGTCCAATTTATCTTCTGAGCAACATTTTTTAAATTAGGATTTCCGAGGTAAAAATCACTAGCCATATCAGTTATTTAATCCTATATTGCATTTTAAGTCCTTTTAGACTTCAATAACTTTTGTAATTCGGCGGTAGATCCCACAAATACTGCGTTATTAACATTAACATCACCACCACTCTTTTCTATACTTAATTCTTTCTTAGTTTTGTGTAATCCCATAAGTTCTTTATTTGTTTCCGTCAATTTTCCTATTAATTGACCCACCACCTCAAATGCTCTTGGATGCTCTGATTGTTTAGCAATTTCTAAAAGTTCTTCTACCGCATCTTGACCCCGCTCAAGAAGATTATATAAATTTTCTCTTGTATATCTGAAGTCTGTATCTTCTTCCACGCCATTAATTTCAGGCATGACTCTTGGGGGAACTCCCCTTGTTACTTTGGGAAGATTCTCTGCAATTTCTAAAATGTTGTCTAAATTTTCATCTATTTCATTTATCATGTATAATCATCACCTGTAGCTGGATCATTTTCTCTACCATCTTGAAAAAATTCAAATGTTTCACTAAATCCATAATCATCATCAGCGGTCGCAGTACTTGGAGATGGTTCGACTGTATATCTTGTTTTAATTGTAGCATCTGCAATCCCGTCATCTTCTCTTTCATTTATAATTCTTGTAGTTCCATCTGTTTGTATTTGAATATTTTCTGTAATTATTCTACCGTCCATGTCTTCAAGTTGAACTGAACCACCATTTATTTCTATCACTGTAGATTCCAAAAGAATGACGCCAGCATTATCAGAACTTCCAACAGCAAAATCTTCAGTGAGAATAGCTCCATCTTGATCTTCCAATAGAATAGTCACGGATGTTGTAGTTACATCTTCATAATCATCTCCAATATAAAGATTTCCATTTTCTGCTGTGATTTGATTACCATCCTCAGTATAAAGATATCCTCTATAAGCAAGACCATCTGTAACAATTCTTCCGCCCGCAGTTTCAAGTCCGTCTAAATAAATTCCACCATCATCTTCATTCAATACAGTGCCGCCAGCAACCAAATCTCCATCAAACATAATTCCGCCCCCAGCAATAAGTAAACCATCTGTTTGAATATAAACTGGAGCACTTGCTGAACCGCTTTCCATTAAAATGTAATTTGAAAGATCTGTAGTAGGAACTGCAGTTGCTGGAATTCTAAAGTTGACTTCAACTGTTTTAATAATAGAACTTGATTTTATGTCTGGATAAATGTACCCTTTCAGAGTAAAAGAAAGTGTCCACGTGATTGTTCGCCGAGTGGCTAAATCTCCTTCATATTCATCCGCTACACTTGAACTATTAAGAACAATTGGAATATCCGCCTTGATTCCCATATCTGGAATCGTATTGACAGTCACCGTAAATTCTGGAGTAAAATAAGGAAGAATCTGCTCTAATATCTGTGTACCATCTTCAGCATTCTTAACTAAAATGAATAGATCAAATGCAAAATTATATGGAACAGGATTGAATTGAGTAAGTAAAGATGTTGTAGTAGATAGAGAAGAATTTGCTGCCCAATTTTTTCCAACAGTATTTAATTTCCTGACAGAATCATAATCTACACTAGTAAGAGCAAACCCCATTCTTGGAGATCGTGTTGCTGTTACCTTTCTTGATGCAGTAGTATCGGACATTGCCAATAACCACTTTTGTTTTGGACCATACGCAAGTGGAATTTTTATTTTTTCTGTAACAGTTCCAGAAGAGTTTGTTCTTTCAATATTAAGATCATTGAAAAGAGTACCAAAAACAGCAACGTATTTTCTTATTGTTTGGTGATAGTAAGTTACGCCTAACATTAAATATTACCTTCACTGAACGGATTTCCTTCTGTAAAGTCAATTATAGAATCCGCAACAGTCTCAATTGCAACATTATTCGCCGATGGATCTGTAGATTGTTCTTGATCATCAAAGGTAGATATAGCAAATGATGCTGTAGATTCCCAAATTGGTTTACCTTCGGTCGATGAATTTGGTGTACTAATATCCTCATCATCTAATAAAAGAGTTGAATCATCTTCTAATTGAATACTATATGGACTTTCATAGATATTATCTGAAGTAGAAAATGTTCCAATTACATTGATAAGTTTTAATGTAGATGTGCCTGAATCCCAATTAGAAACTTCTCCTTTAATACTAGAATTAGCATAACCAGAAGTTCCCTGATATACATTTTCTCCTACATTATATGTACCAGATCCAGACCCCAATGTAAATTCAATTGTGTAAGATTCTTCTCTTTCAATTTTGTCAAGATCATCAATTCCAGTATCAATTGCTTCATCAGAATATTCAAAGAGTTCACATACTAAATCAAATGTTTGTAATGCACCTGTTTGATAAAACGTATTATATCCTTGAACGTGCATAATTTGAAAGAGGGATTCTGTCAAAGGAAAATAAACTAAATCTCCCTCTGTTGGTTCTTTATCTCGATTATCCCCCTCAAATCGTAATTCTTGAAATCGGCGCCGAGAAACAGTGAAGGTAATCTGATCTCTTACTTCTAGTCCAAAATTGCTGACAAAAGTTCCGTCTCCCTCAAATCCATCAACGCTCTTAATATACATCTCAATTTGTCGAGCATCTTCAAATTTAGAAATTCGATCTTCTCCGAAGATTGAATCAGTATTGACTTGAGTTCTTGGCATATAGTAAACATCAATACCATAAGTCTGAATAGATTCAATGATAATGTTTTCTATAAGTTTTTGATCAGCAGTATCAGCTCCGAAATTATTAAAATAATGGTTAGTTGCCATTTTTATCCTATCATAAAATCGTCAGGCAATTGATACCTTAACTGCATTTCCTCTTCGATTTTTTCTATTTCTGTATTAGCATCATCATATAATTGTCTCCCATTAAGTGTCACGCCGCCTGGTAGCTGAAGTCCTTCAAATTTAATTAAATTTTGACCCCATTGTTTTTTAAAAAGGGAGGTTGTGTATCTTTTGAGAAACAAATCACCATAAGCATCTGTATTTGTATCGGGGTTTATCGATGAATACGCTTCAATTATAAAAAAATCATCTATTCCTATATCTTCTCCCCAATCAATATCAAGATATACTTTGTCTTGATGTCGATTAAATCGAAATCTAGGCATTCCAGTAAAAAGTTGATTAATCATCGCAAGATGCTGTTGAGAAAATACATAATTTTTTAGATTACCAGCAGCTACATTATACAACTCATTTAAGGCAAACTGATATTCTACATCAAACATAGTTGCGTCTCCAGAACCAATATTTGAATGAAGTGGAACAATTCCTCTTATACCAATATAAGATTCATCTAATGTAATATATTTGTTGTCAATTTCTCCCAATGCAGGCTCTGTAGAAGAATGAACAGTAGCCGTTGCTCCACTTGTTCCTCCAGTTATTGTCTCACCAGTAGAAAAAATTGTACCAGTATTAGCATAATAAGTATTTCCATCTCCCCTACCATCTTTATTTGCTGGATTTGAAAATCGAATTGTAGTATTAGAACTGATATAATCATACAATGTTGCTCTTACACCACTTGTTCCTCCAGTAATATATTCACCACCACTAAAAGTTCCAGACGGTGATGCATCTAATTTAAGAGTAGAAGCGGTTAAAATATGAGAAAGATACTCTGGAGTAGTTCCGTCAAAATGATACTCTTGCCAATATTGTATAGAATCATCCATAGTATCTTCTAGTTGATCATCATCAATATTTATTTCAACAACAGGCCATCCTAATTTTCTTTTACAATAATCTTTAAGAGTAGTTCTAGATGTAGGTTGTGTCATTTGTTAAATCCTTACTTCGTAGATTCTGGAGATACGGTTACAATACCTTGTGCTAACCTTTCTACAGTAGTGGCATCAGATTGAGTATATTCTATATCATATTCATACTGACCAGCAGCAACGTTTGCAGTATTTGTTGCGGTCATAGAAATTGTCACATTCGATCCAGTAACGGATGTAGAAAAAGTATGTATATTGTTACCAGAATATGTAGATTGACGCATCTTAGAGGCACAAGTACCTGTAGAAATTGTGACATTCCCGCTGGCAGAGTTTTGTGCGGTAATGGTCTTTTCAAAGGTGGCCCCTTGATCCAATACAAAATTTACGGTTTGTTTGATTAAAGTCAGTGCCATTTATTCCTTACGCTGTATCTACTGGATAGTTATTTGCCCAGTATGCATTATCTGCTTGAGTTCTAAAATAATCTTCGTCATCCATTGATCCTTGAGCCTTCAAATAATT